CCTGGTTCTACGACTTATGGTGTTACGTTCCAGATGATGAAACAGGAGATTGGAAACGCTGGAGCTTCACAACAATAGACGGGGGTAACGTTCCAGCCGAAGAAGTCGAAGCAGCCAAGGCCCAACTAGACAACAGAACATTCAAGCAGGAATTTGAGGCAAGTTTCGAGAATCTCACTGGTCTCGTTGCAGTCTCCTTTTCAGATTCCAACATTTCTACCGAAGCGGAGGACATATCCATCGCCCCACTCTTATTAGGAGTCGATTTTAACGTAGACCCACTTTGCGGTATATGTGCAGTCCGCTATCGAGACATCCTCTACGTCTTTGACGAGATAATCTTGACGGGTGGTGCAACAACCTGGGATTTTGCCGAGGAAGTTACAAATCGTTACGGAGTCGAAAGAAGAATAATCGCTTGCCCCGACCCAACGGGATCTGCCAGAAAAACATCAGGAGTCGGTTCAACAGACCACACTATTCTACGCAGAAGCGGATTTACTGTGTCATCTCCCAAAGCCCCTTGGAAAGTCCGTGACAAAGTAACTGCAATCAACACTGCATTATATGACGCAATGGGAGAACGCAGAACCCTGATCCACCCACGCTGCAAAGAATTAATAAAATCTCTCCGCACCCTGACTTACGCTCCAAACACAGGTATGCCAAATAAAAACCTTGGGGTTGATCACGCATTTGACGCTTTCGGCTACCTCTGTCTCCAGCAATTCAACCTTGCCAAACCAGAGACATTAGGTCAAACTTCGTTTAGAATATACTAAGAGTTTCCTTTTTCCACTATGTACCATTCCTCCATGAAGAAGAAAAAGAAGAAGAAAAAGACAAAAACCAAGAAAAAGTGAGAAAGTTTAGGCGAGTAAAGCGAGACAAAAAGACAAACGTGCCTAGTAAATACCTTACTGGTGCGAAAAATAAGGCTGCAAAGGCAAAAGAGATCAAAGAAACAGCCGAAAAATACAAAAGAGGCGAATATATTGATATAAAAGCTGTAAACAAACTACGATCTGCTCAAGATGAGACCAAAAGCAAAACCACTAAACGAAAAAACAAAAGAAACACTAAGAAAAAAGGCAGATAAGAGCCGTTTTACCTACGGACAGCTTGCCAGAGTGTACCGCAGAGGACAGGGAGCATATTTATCCTCTGGATCTCGTAACGTACCAATGGCTGCATGGGCAATGGGCAGAGTAAACAGCTTTATCAGTGGAAAAGGAGGGGCAAGAAAGGCAGATGCTGATATACTTAGAAAGAAATCCAAGAAAAAATGATTGAAATTACTGAAGAAATGCTCGATATTATCGAAGCAGTGAAAGGTAAACGTAATCCTGCCCTGTGGGATCCCAGATGTGAACAATATCAAGCAAAAATGTCAAAAGGTACTGTAAAAAAGTCAACAACAAGTTAAACTAAACATAAATATTCTTTTTTCTCAAAGATCATGGCATTTTTTCGTGGCGAAGAAGGTTCTGTTAAATTTAAAAACAGTTCTGGCACAACTGAAGCAGTAGTCTCAACTACAGGTTGGAGTTTAGATACTACAAAAGAAACACTAGACGTAACTGCACACGGCAACACCACAAGAAACTTTGTAGGTGGACTAATTTCTGGTTCTGGTACTATTGATTTTTTATATACAGCAGCTAGTGGAAATGAAACTGCAAATTTATTGGCTGATGTTTTAACAACTGAAGATACTGGTGACGCACAATTTGAACTATTTTTAGATACAACTGGTGCTAAAAAAGTAAGTTTTAGTGGAATTGTTACGGGAACAAGTTTATCTGCAACAACAGGCGATTTAGAAACAGTTAGCGTTAGTTTTATAACTAACGGTGCTATAACCAACGCTGTCTAATGCCTAAAGGATCTTATTCAGCCAAGCAACGCAAACTTGCTGCTGTTGCCCCACCAAGGGATAAGATTACTGCTGCCGACTTGAAAAAGTTACGCTCCAAAACTAAAAAGAGAAAAAAGAAGTGAAACTTACCACTCGTCAAAAGAATCTCCTTGAAAAACATTCTGAGCATCATAGTGTCAAGCACATGGAGTTTATGAAAAGGCGAATGAGAGCAGGAGACACTTTTACACAAGCCCATAAAAAGGCACAGGCGAAGGTAGGAAAGTGAGCGAAAGAGATCCCAGATTAAAAAGATTTGGTCTTTCAGGTTATAACAAACCTAAAAGAACTCCCAATCACCCCACTAAATCTCATGTGGTTTTAGCGAAAGAAGGCGATAAAATAAAGTTAATACGTTACGGTCAACAAGGCGTATCTGGTGCAGGGAAAAATCCCCAAACCGAAAAAGATAAAGCAAGGCGTAGGTCTTTCAAAGCCCGTCATGCAAAAAACATTGCAAAGGGCAAAATGTCCGCAGCTTTTTGGGCTAACAAAACCAAGTGGTAACTTATGACTTACGCAATCCCAGGTCAGATCCGAACAAAAATAATTACCTCCACTACTCTTGGTGGAACGGACAGTCCTTTTACTCGCACAAGAGCAGTATTGGACATGATGAAGGGTTGGGAAATAATGAAGGCAGTTACCGAAGGAACAGAATATCTAAGAGAAAATAGCGAAGCATTTTTACCTCTAGAACCTAGAGAAGATTACACAGCATATATGGCAAGAGTAAATCGTGCTGTATTCTCTCCTTTCACTCAAAGATTAATCAGGGCAGCTACAGGTCTTGTATTAAGAAAACCAATAACACTAACAGGCGATCCATACTGGACAGAAATGTTCAAAATGGATGTAGATGGCTGTGGCTCAGACTTAGACGAATATGCAAGAAGAGTACTTATGTGTTCTCTCACATACGGCCAAAGTCACATTCTCGTAGATTATCCTGCACCATCAGGAGCAGTAAGCCTTGCAGAAGAACGTCAACAAAATCGCAGACCTTACTGGATCGAAGTAGACCCAAACAACCTTTACGGCTGGAGATTAGATAGAGAATCAAATTACGGAAATCTGATACAGGTGAGACTAGCAGAAAGAGCAGTATTACCAGATGGAGACTTTGGTGAACAGGTATTTGAGCAGATAAGAGTTATCGAGCCAGGGAAGTACAGAGTATTTCGTAAGACAGATCAGATTGATGAGATGTACGATGTCAATGATAATTCTTACGCTGGAGAGTTTGATGCACAAACTACAGGCGAAGAGTACACAGAAGTCGAATCTGGCGAATTTTCTCTTGGAGAAATACCTTTAGTCACTGTTTATTCTGGCAAAACAGAAAATTTAGTAAGTAAACCACCTTTACTTGATATTGCATATTTGAATCTTGCACATTTCCAAAGACAAGCTGATTTAATACATAGTTTGCACGTTGCATCTCAGCCAATGCTTGTTATGGAGGGATATGACGATCAGACAAAAGACCTTGCTATCAGCGTAAACTACGCAATGGCAACTCAGCCAGGCAACAAAGTTTACTATGTCGAACCAGCTTCTAGTGCTTTTGATGCTCAATCAGCAGAAATAAAAGAGCTACAAATGCAGATGGCTACTCTCGGAATTAGTACATTATCACAACAGAAGTTTGTCGCAGAATCAGCAGATGCCCGTAGGTTAGATCGTGTAGATACCAATTCTATGCTCGCAATGGTTTCGATGGAACTAGAGCAAAAACTACAAAAAGCCTTTAATTTCTCAGCCCAATATGTTGGAATCGAACCACCAGAAGTAAAGATTAGCAGAGACTTCGACATCGAAAGATTAATAGGACAAGATATTACAGCCTTAACATCTCTATTCGATCAACAAGTCATTGATAGAGAGGAGTTTCGAGATATTTTAGTGCAAGGAGAAGTGCTACCTTCAGCAAATGAGGTCAAATCCGAATAATCTGTTAGAATAGTAGATAAGTACACAAAAATCTAATGGCAAAATCTTTAGATAGGGTCCTTCAGTCTGATGGGTCGTATAAATGGGAGATGGTTGAGTTTCAACCAGAGCCTGAAGTAACAACTGAAGTTACCGAGGAGCCAAAAAAGAAGGCTTCAAAGAAAAAGTCCACAAGTGCATTATCTGAATAATCAATGGCAATCGAAGAAAAAGTAATTCAGCCTGAGTCTGTGACCAACGCTGAACAGCCCGTGGCTGAGACTACTTCACAACCACAAGCACCAAATCTTGATTCTGTAAAAGCAGAGTATGAAGCAAAACTATCTGCTTTGCAGAAACAGGTTTCAGATGAGCAAGAAAAATTTAAAGGCATCAAGACTAAACTTGATGATGTCTACAAACAAAAAGATCAGCAACGTAAGCAAGAGTTAGAAGATCAGGGTCAATGGAAAACTCTTTGGGAAGAAGCAAATAAAACCAACCAGGAAATGCAACAGGAAAATATGTCTTTAAAGCAAAGTTTAGAAGATATGAAAACTTCCAATGAAATGGCTTCCACAAGACAAACAGCTTTGGCTGCAATAAGTAATTTAGGTGCTATCAACGCAGAGCAAACTCTGTCATTACTACAAAGCAACCTCAAAAGAAACGCTGAAGGTAAAGTCGTTATTCTAAATGGTGGAGTCGAGCAAGACTTCAATGCCTATCTCAGTACTCTGAAGAACCCTGGAAGTGGTTGGGAACATCATTTCAAACCAAGTTCTGCTGCTGGAATGGGAGCTAAACCAAGCCCAGTTGCAAATGCTTCTGGAGGTCAAGTAAATCCTTGGAAAACGGGCAATATAACTCAACAAATGCTAATATCGGAACAGAACCCTCAGCTTGCAGCAGTGCTCAAGCAAGAGGCTCAAAAGTAATTAG